CACCATTGTCCCCAACGCAGCCAGTAATGGAACTGGCACTCGACGTATCGTGGGTCTCGCAACAAGGGGGGGGGGGTTTAGAGTTAGCTAGTATTTTAATCGGAAGACACTTGGTTTTGAACACCAAGTCCATAGTCCTTCTGCAGGACACGACCGAAGACCTCATGGCCAATAGCTTGACCGACTGTAAGATTTCCGAATAATTCGGTCATCAAAGCGACCTCATGAGAGGACAGTCTGTAGCGTATGGCAAGTTGTTCTTCTAGTACAGTGTATTCTTGATCTGGTACGCATCCTTGGTGCATCTCCAGAAAGACTTTGTCTTGCATTTTAGGTAATAGTTTAAGGTCGATTTTCAGGTTGGTTAAAAGTAGATCCCTCATACGAAATGAAACGCGAGGGTACATGCCTTGTAAAACAGCATAACAAAAAGTGCTAGCGCGTAAGCGCCAATCACCAGATCCCGGCAGGTCTCCTTTACAAATCCCAAAGGAACGGAACATGACTCCCAAATTGAGCATAGCCCGAAGTCGTCCAGTTGTATCAACAACAGGTGAATGCTTCAAAAATTGGATGTCTTGGATAACCTTGCAAGGCTCTAGTGTAACGGCGTACCCGGTGTGGGTCGCCGCATCAACGATTTGTTTTGCTGTGACAGCCTGTTCGTCGACGATGGTCTTGAGAATAAGAATATTAGCTAAATTGTTAATGAAAGTGGTGATGGTGGACCCTGAGTACAAACGCGGGTTCCGTGGGCGAAGTTTCACTCGCCGGGAGCGATCATTCTGGTCAAACACAACTATGGGCAATTTGCACTGCTCCACGAGAGTGATGACATCCTTCTTCAAGTTGTCTGGTGAGATATCAATCAGGGCCTGGAATATACCAGGACCGTGTGAGGCATCACACCATTTGATGTCCATGTTAAAGCAATGCACACCAGTAGGGGTGCGTACGCTAATACAGGCATCATCTGAGAAGAATACGAAGTAATATTTAGTCGGTGGATTAATAAGTTGACTAAAAACGGACTCCAAGGTAGTGGCTTCTGGTGTGGCAACAAAAAGAAAAGTTGCCGAACGGTATTGCATAGGTCCAGCGGCCATAGCCTTCTTAAGAAGGTATGTCGCGCGAAACCCTTGCAATGAAGCAGCCACCCCAAGGTCCCCGATCATTCGAGGGTATTTGCCTGGTTTAGCGATCTCATCTTTCTTCATTTTATAGGTAACATTGTGCAACCACAGGTGGTGTGACGAGTTAATGCACTTATGTGACCCTTCCTGTAATTCAGCCCACGCCACCTCCCTTAACACCTTTTTGGGGTGGGGATCGGCGTAATGTCGTTCAACCTCCTCCAGCAACTCGACGTACTCACCAAGTCGATTGGTGAGCACCTTCTTGATCGCTGAAAGAAACGAAGTGGCGTCCGCAACGGCCTGCGCTTGTCGTTGAGACAAGTATGCGTCAATCAACCCATCGCCACGTGTAGCAGTGAGTCGGCGCAGCGCAAGACGAACGTTCGCATTAGAAACTTCATATATGACGCCAGTATGCGCCACAAAAGGGCCGAAGACACTCCGGTATCCGCCGCATTGAGAAACCGCACCACATTCCGGGAACAAAACTTCACCGTTTCGAAAAAAGTCGCGCCCCTTAACAGCAATGAAAGAGTCATTGTAGGTGAACTCTTTCTCCACCACGCAAGCAACTGGATGCCACTTGAACATGGGCCGTCCGGTGGGTGTAGACCCAGCGAATGCCCATAACAGCAGTTTAAAGGCTGTTGCGTGTGATGAGGATTGTACGCCGCTATGCGTAAACATCCATCCAACACTCGTCGGTTCACAATGAAGTTGACCGTATCGAGTAGGAGACGTTGATGCTGCGGCATGAGCAAGTAGGACGCGTTTTGATGATTTTGGATAAAGTAATTGACTGCAAGCGCTAAATTCGGGTTCACCTCATGGTTCCCCCGAACGGCCTGGATTGATCTAATCGCTGAATCAGCTTGTGCTTCATCCGCGATGTCGATAAAAATTTCCGCCTGGTATTGGTGTGGGTAAATCTTGTAAAATACGTTGGATCTGGTGGCTTGGTAAGCAGGTTGTGAAATGGAAATGAAATCAAACGGCCATGGCAAAGCAACACGCCCCCAGTTTGATTGAGTAATCCCGTGTTGAACCTCAGTGACTGCCATCTGATTCTCAGCATACTGAGTGTCGACGGCTAGGCCGAGGCTCACCAAAAACGCAAAGATGAGCTTGCGTGGGTATTGGCGAAACGGGAGGCGTGCAGGTGCGGTCTCCAAATGATGTGTAAAAATAGTAACTTGTCTAGTCTCCTCGAACTCCTCGTCAGAAGAGCTGGCAACCGGGTCGTTTTCGTCGTCCCCCTCATCGGGTTCGACGTCCCCTTCGTCCACGGCGCCATCGTCTCCCTCGTCTTCCTCTCCTTCATCGCTCTCATCGTCTTCTTCCTCCTCCTCCTCGGTTTGCGTCGAGCTTGAGGACGCGGGGTCGGGTGATGACATCACGTCCTCCAAGTCGGGTTCATCGCCGCTCACCACCAGCCTTTCTGGATTCACGTAGCACGGTACCACGGGTAAAGCGCAAGCGCTTTGTCTCCCTTGAAAAGGGGTAGGACTTTCATCCTTAAATTCCGCGGCAGATCGCACTTGTTCGTCCATAAGCAAATCTTCACACACATGCAGTCTGACATCCCCGTTGTGGAAATGTTCCTCAGCACACGCAGTGGCGATCAGATACTGGCAGCAAACGTATGTCGGTGCTTTCCGACGTTTTTTCTGCCCCTTCCCTTCAGCAATGCGCCGGGCCGCGCCGTTCTTGACTTTGCGGTGATAATGCTTCTCCTTAAAGCAGCGTTTCACTTCGCACTCAGTCATCTCGACGTTCAGCTCGGCACGAGCATCAGGGCATGGGCAACGGCAGGGGCCCTCGCCGGGGTACCCTTTAGTGGAATCAAAATCACATCGGGCTCGACGCTTTTCTCTCGCAACGCGCTTCTTCCGCGGTTTCTTCTCTTTCCGCGGGACACGGCGACGATCGTCTTTTCCAACATGCAAATCTTCCACTCCGGCCTGCGACGAGCAGGACTTTAATTCGGCATCCTCATATACAAAGTTTTGGTCGTGTTCTTCTATCTGGTGTAGCCGGATCCGCGCAAGTGGGTTGAATTAGTACACACGCATGTGCCGTAGCTACTCAGGTTCGGTATAACTCATTAGACGTCACTCCCTGACGAACCGAGGTAACCCTGTTCAGGGTTTAGAAAACCTCAGCCGGCCAGGCATCCATGTGAGTTTGCCGCAAAATCCGAGAACGCTATGTGTAGGATCAACGCACCAACCCTTCTCCGGGAAGGTAGTTAAACATCTGGCAGGAGCTATCCACATCCAGATCTGCTTCGTCATTAGACGGCAACGACTTTCTCTTCCTCTTCAGCGGGCGGGGCGTCGGCCACCTCGTCCACTGCGGCCAACGGGATTTCGATCCGCGTTGTCCAGGATTGAGCAACTGGTGCAATAGAGTAGTTCGACTCATATCGCACACCACCAGTGATGGTGACTTTTGGCTTGAACAGGATGATGTCATAGGTGATCCACAGCTTACCAACTGTCACGGGGAGTTCGGACTGATTGCCAATTCCGAGCACTTCAACACGCCCATGGTCGTACAGGCGCGCGTCGTACATCTGATTGTAAGCCCAGGTTGCCCCGGATGTGGTAGTTATGTTCGGGCCCCCCACCACGTCGGCGTAGTAAGAGGACTCATCACGAATGAGCAATGGTTTGATCGGTGTCTGCACCGGAGCGCACTCAACCAGATGCAACGCGTTCTTGTAGGGCGCGGTGTGCGCCACATAAAAATGGTTAAGCATCCGGACGGTGTCTCGGTCAAACTTCGGTGCATACACGTCATAGTTCGTAGCCATGATCACTGACCCCAACGCCGGGTTGGTTCCGGTAATGGCCATCCCGGAAGTGGTGGTGTATTCAAAGGCCATACCCATGCAGAGCCACTGGGTAAAGTTCCGAGCGAGTGAATGTAGCCATGGGAATGTAGAGGCGTCCCCTGGATTAATCACATGCTGGATGGCAGCGCCCAACGTGCTGCAGGTAATGTCTCTGATGTATTCCTTATGAACGACCCGGACTCCACCTTCGTGGGAGTGGATGTTAGGAACGGCCGGCTCAAAGACTTTACCCGGCAGGAGTGAGTTGGCGTCAAGCTCTGCTGGGGCGGGGGACACGGTGTAGTCACCCTGCCCAATGAGAATCCGCGACACCTCGGACCCGATTCGGGATGCAGATCCAAGGATATGCCCAAACTTCTGCGCCCCCAGCGAGAAAAAGCCTCCCTTGCGTCGCGGGACAGGGGGTGGGGGTATAGTAGGTTTTGGAGGTATAGCACGCGGTATGGGCGGTGGCCGCATGCGGGGGGGTGGCGGTATGGCCCGCCTAGCGCGCTGTGACGCGCGCCGCCGTCTGTTTCTGTTTCGGTTGTTTCGGACTCAGATAGTGACCTTGTGCTAGAGTCATGGCACAGGGTCCTTGGGACAGCGTTTATCAATCTAGTGGCCTACTGAACACCTAGGCTGGTTCACCGGGCGTCCAGGCCGTTGGGGCCTGGGTAACAGGTATTACCACTAGAGAGCTTGTTTCCAAGGACGCGTTCTCTCCGCACGAGAGACGGGTGGTCGCGTCTACCAAACCCCGTTACCTGCCGGTATACCGCCGTTGAGGCGGGATGGGGGCTACCGGCAAC